AATCTAAAAAGAGCTGCGGGAGTTGCAAAAGCAAATCTATCGCCAGAGGTTTTAGATTTACAAATGCGAGATGGTTCAAGGTTAGGTGATAATGTTGATGTGATAAAAGGCTTTGCAAAGATTGCAAATCTACTATCTGAAGATAAAATAGTTGCTACAGATAGCGAAACTCAAATGCCTAACAAAGATATTGAGACAGAAATATCACAAATCATTAATAATAAACAAGGACCATACTGGAATAAAGGTCATCCAGAGCATGATAAAACAGTTCAACAGGTCTTAACTTTAAGGGAAATGTTAGATGGATCATCTAAATGATATTGAATTAAGGTTAGAATGTGTACGATTGGTAAAGGAGTTTGGTACTGAAAATCAGAAACGAAACCCCTTGCCAATCGCTGACGAATATTATAAATGGATAACTAGAGGTAAGAAAACTCGCAAGAGCCTACCTGACAGCAAGGAAAAGACTGCGGTCTAAAAGACTTTAAATCCAAGAGATGCCTGTTTTTTTAACAGAGAACCTTTCTGCTTAACATTAATAATAACAATGGGAGACAAATATGTCATCACAAATAACTACAGCATTTGTGCAGCAGTATTCTGCTAATATTCAAATGTTGTCTCAACAAATGGGATCGTTATTGAGAGACAAAGTTCGTCTTGAAAGTATTAATGGCAAGAACGCTTTTATGGATCAAGTGGGAAGCGTAACGGCTGTTAAGAGAACAAGCAGACACTCGGACACTCCACAAATAGATACACCTCACGCAAGAAGAAGAGTATCTTTAGTGGATTATGAGTTCGCTGACTTGATCGATGAACAAGACAAAGTAAGGCTCTTAATCGACCCGACATCTTCTTATGCTCAAGCTGCTGCTATGGCAATGGGTAGAGCTATGGATGATGAAATAATCAGTGCTGCTTTAGGTACAGCGTTCACTGGTGAGACTGGTTCAACTTCAACTGCATTACCTGCTGGTCAGAAAATTGTAGAAAGTGGAACTGATGGTCTAACAATAGCAAAATTAAGAACTGCAAAAGAAAAGTTCGATTTAGCTAGTGTTGACCCGTCTATACCAAGACACATCGTTGTATCACCTAAACAGATTACTGATCTTTTAGGAACAACTGAAGTAACAAGTTCAGATTTCAACACAGTCAAAGCATTGGCTAATGGAGAGATCAACTCGTTTCTTGGTTTTAACTTTATCGTAAGCAACAGACTTTCTATTGCTTCTTCAAAAAGAAAATGTATTGCATTTGCTCAAGATGGTATTTCTTTAGCTATCGGAAAAGATGTAATGGCTCGTATTGATGAAAGATCAGACAAAGGGTACGCAACGCAAGTGTACTACTGTGCATCTTTTGGAAGTACAAGAATGGAAGAAGAAAAAGTAGTAGAAGTACAAGCTCACGAAGCGTAATAGAAGGAGGATAATTATATGGCAAATTCAGTACAAAGAGCTAAAATAGTTAGTACGCCTTCTGAAATGATTAAGACAAATGAACTAACTGGTAGAGTTAGAGTTGCATTTGCAGAGTATGAAGCAAGTGCAGAGCAATCTACTATAACAATGTTCTCTATACCAAATGGAGCAAGATTGTTATCAGGTTCAGTTGCTTATGACGCTTTAGGTGGAAGTACAACTATTTCTGTAGGCTACGCTGAACACACAAAATCAGATGGAACAACTGAAGCGGCTGATGTAGATCAGTACAAAGCTGCTGCGGCTTCTACATCTGCTGAAAGTGTTGCGGTGTTAGATACTATAGCATTAGACAAAAATGCAGTAACAGATGCTGACAAAGATGGTGTTCCGGTTACAGTTACATTAGCAGGTGCTAATGGAACAGGAACTATTCAGTTGCAAATGTTATATGTAATTGACTAATCAATAATATTGAGGGGGAGAAATCCCCCTCTTTTCAAAACAATGACAATAGCTAGATTTGATCCAAGGCTTATCGATTTATACAAAGAGCCTAGACTTTTGTTGCATTTTCAATGGGGAAGGGATAATAAAATTTATAGATATGCTTTAGTTGAAAAAATTGATATAACAAATATCAACGATTTAACTAAACAAAAGAAAGATGAAGTAAGTCTTTCTGAAGAGGACATTTGGAAAAAGTATGGCATCAGTAGTAGATATTTGTAACGGAGCATTAAATCAGTTAGGAGCATCAACAATATTAACTCTTACAGAAGATAGTAAGAACGCAAGACTTTTAAACGCTAGATATACACAGGTTAGAGATAGTTTATTTAGAAATCATCCATGGAATTGTTTGCAGAAAAGAGTAGAACTTGCAGCAGATACTGCAACACCAGCATGGGGATTTTCATCACAATTTACATTACCAACTGATTGTTTAAGATTATTAAGAATATTAGATTATGATAGCGATCACAAAGTAGAAGGTCGTAAGATATTAACAGACGCTTCAAGCATGAAGATATTATATGTTGCTAGAATTACTGATCCAAACGAATACGATGAATTATTAAGAGAAACTTTATCAGCAGCTTTAGCAGCAGACATAGCTTATGCTATTACATCATCAAATCCTGTAGCTGTAAATATGTATAATCTTTACAAAGAGAAACTAAAAGAAGCTAGATTTGTTGATGCAACAGAAGGTCAAAATATAGAACAAGAAGAGGGTATGGCGGATGTTATCGATGCTGGAACATTTATTAACTCAAGGTATTAAATTATGGCAAGAGTATCGGTACAGCTCACAAACTTTACAGCAGGAGAATTATCACCTCGTTTAGATGGTCGTAATGATTTATCTAAATATCCTTCTGGATGTAAAACTTTAGAAAATTTTATTGTCTATCCACATGGTAGTGCAGCAAGAAGATCAGGTACACAATTTATATCAGAAGTAAAAACAAGTGCTAACAAAACAAGATTAGTTCCTTTTGAATTTTCAACAACACAAACTTATATATTAGAATTTGGTAATCAATATATCAGGATATACAAAGACAAAGGTCAAGTACAAAATGGTGGTAGTGCAGTAGAAATTGCTACACCTTATTTAACAGCAGAGTTGTTTGATATTAAGTTCGCACAATCTGCCGATGTAATGTATATAGTTCATCCTAATCACGCTGCACGAAAGCTATCAAGAACATCTCACATAAATTGGACTTTGACACAAATAGATTTTACCAAAGGTCCAATGCAAGACCCTAATACTACAACGACAACTTTAAATCCCGGACAAACCGCAGTCGGGACAGGTGTATCGTTAGTAGCTTCTGCAACAACAGGAATAAATGGTGGAGTAGGTTTTGCATCTACAGATGTAGGAAGATTTGTTTTTCTGCATGGTGGTTATGCAAAGATAACAGGATTTACCAATACTACGAATGTAACAATAGAAATATTAACAACTCTCTCTGCATCAACTGCTACAGAAAATTGGAGACTTGGAGCTTTTTCAGATACTACCGGTCATCCTTCTACTGTAACCTTCTTTGAACAGCGTTTAGTATTTGCTGGAACTACCGAACAACCTCAAACAGTTTTCTTTTCTAAATCTGGTGATTATGAAAACATGGATGCTAATATTGGTGGAACGATAGCAGATAGTGATGCAATTATTTACACTATCGCATCAAACCAAGTTAATGCTATTCGTTTCATGACTGCAACAAGAACATTAATTATTGGAACAGCAGGTGGCGAGTTCTCTGTATCAGGTGGAGGATCAGATGTTGCAATAACTCCAACAAATATTTTAATTAAAAAACAATCCAACCATGGAGCTGCAAACCTTGATGCTTTAGCTGTAGGTAATGTTACTTTGTTTATGCAAAGAGCTAGAAGAAAAATGAGAGAACTTGCATATAACTTTGATGTTGATGGTTACATAGCTCCTGACATGACTATACTTGCTGAACATATTACTGAAGGCGGAATATCTCAAATGGCTTATCAACAAGAACCTAATCAAATTATATGGTTAGTTCGAGGTGATGGTGAGCTTGTTGGATTTACTTATCAAAGAGAACAACAAGTTACAGCTTGGCATAGACATATATTTGGTGGAGCTTTTGGTTCAGGAAAAGCTGTTTGTGAAAGTGTTGCTGTTATTCCAACAGACGATACTGAATACGAAGTATATGTAATTATAAAAAGAACTATTAATGGTGCAACAAAAAGATACATAGAAGTTTTAAATACATTTGATTTCACTAATACAGATAACACTACATTTAATTTTTTAGATAGCCAGTTAGATTATAATGGATCAGCAACAACAACTATCTCTGGTTTATCTCACCTTGAAGGACAAACAGTTTCTATACTTGCTGACGGAGCTACTCATGCAGACAAAGTAGTCAGCTCTGGTTCTATAACTTTAGATCGTTCATCAACAAAAGTAAAAGTAGGACTTTCATATACATCTTTATTACAAACTATGAGAATAGATGCTGGAGCAAGAGATGGAACTTCTCAATCTAAAACAAAAAGAATATACGAAATAACTATAAGATTATTTGAAAGTGTTGGTGTAGAAGTAGGACCAGACTTAAATAATTTAGAAAGAATACCATTTAGATCATCTGCAAATGCCATGAACCAAGGTATAACACCATTTACAGGTGATAAAGAGGTGGAGTTTAGAGGAAACTACGAAACTGATGGTTTTGTGTTTGTAAGACAAACTCAACCTTTACCTTTAACCATTTTATCGTTATACCCAAGATTAGTAACCAATGACGGATAAAACACTACATATAGTACCCTACATATCAGATCATGGTAGATTGATTATGCAAAGCCAAATGAACCATGTTCTTATGCAAAAAGATATTAGTTATTTAGATAAGAGTATGGATTTAGAAGAAAAAAATTTAGCATTTTCTGGTTTTATTAATAACAATATTGTTGCTAGTGCAGGAATGAAATTGTTATGGGGGGGTGTTGCTGAAGGTTGGGTGTTAGCAACGCAGGATGTGTGGAGACATCCTATCGTCATTGCTAGAGCAATCAAAAAAAATTTTGAGGTTTTAGCAGAGAACAATAAAATCAAAAGAGTTCAAACAGCAGTGAGAGCTGACTTTGATATTGGTTTAAAGTTTGCTAAATGGCTTGGTTTAAAAAATGAAGGCTTGATGGAATACTATGGTATTGATGGTAGCCATCATTATAGATATGCGAGGATATTTTAATGGGTGTAGCTCCAGTAATAGTAGGTGGAATAGGATTAGCAACTTATCAACAACAAGGTGCTATAGGTAAATATAACAAAGGTGTTAATGATAGAAATGCTTTAGTAAAAGAACAAGAAGCTGCTCAAATAGATAAACAAAAAGAATTTGATATTGCACAATTTGATAAAAGTTTTGTTAAGTTTGTAGGTAAGCAAGATGTAGCTTTAGCTAAATCAGGTGTAGATGTTTCTTCAGGAACTGCTTACAACATAAGACTTGCTAATGCTCAAGAAGCTGAATTACAAAAAGATATAATTAATTATAATGCTGAAATAGGTAAAGCACAAAAATTTGAAGAAGCAGCTTTCTCAAGGATAAAAGGTAATGTTGCAATGCAAACTGCTAAACTTGCTCAACTTAAAACTGTTTCTGATACTGGAACAAGCCTATTGAAAATGGGAGGCTACTTTGGTTAAGATACCTACATTTACAGCAGAAGGAAGAATAACAGCAGAAGCTCCTAGTGTTCAAACAAATGTTCAAATACCTTTATCTAATACTATAGGAACTGCATTATCTTCAGTTACAAAAGGCATACAAGATTATTATATTAAAGAAAAAAAATTAGAGGCTGACAATAAAGCAGCATTAATTTTAAATGGTTTATATGCAGATCAAGTTGATAAAGAAGGCAATGTAGTTCAAAAAGGATTACTAACTATCAATAGTGAAATACAAGAAAGTTCTTCACCCTCTGATGCTGCAAAACTATTTGATGATGGAGTTAATTCACTTTGGAATTATGCTCAAACAAATGTTATACCTAATCAAAATGTAGATCGTTTTACATCTAAAGCATTAGAAAAAAAATTCTATGCCACATCTGGATTACTTAAAAATAAAACTATTCAATCAACAAGAACTAATTTAATTAAAGATACTCTTAAAATAGATGAAGATACTTTAAACAAAGAAACACAAATGTTAATTACAGTTGGCGAAAGTTATCTCGAAACATTTAAACAAAAAGTGTTTGCAAGAATAGATGCTAATACCAGTATTGATGATGGAGTAAAATCAAGAAGGAAAGAAGCATTTGTTAAATTTGGTCTTGAAAATTACGGAACTAATCTTGCAACAAATGATCCTGATAAATATAAAGCATTAAGGGAGAAAGGTTTTTTTGATGATGTAGATTTAGAAAATTTAGTTAAAATAGATAAGGTAGCAGATGGTACAAAACTTGATCTTAATAAAGAATTTTTTACAACAACACTTAATATAACAAATGAAACAACTCAATTAGATTTAAGCAAAGCATTTGACAACATAAGACAGGGTGTTTTTTTTGATCCACAAAAACAAAAAGCATGGGATGCTTTACCTAAAGTTCAACAGCTTGAAATAATAAAATTTGCAAGAACAAAAAGAAGTTTAAACACATCTGAAATAAATGTACGAAATAAAAATTTAATAGAAGAAAGTGGTAATAAAATTAAAAGAAATGTTTATAATATGCTTTCTGGTAATTCTTGGGAAAATCTTTCTTTATCTACAATACAACTTGAATTTGGTTCTCCACAAAATCAATTTGAAGCCGATGAACAAAATAAATTAATAAGTATTGTTACACAAATTGGAGCAGGTGAAAGAAAAAATATACAAAATGCAATCATGATGGTTAATATTCAGGATATTATAGCTCAAGGAAAAGTAAAAGATGTTTCAACAGCATTTACATTACCGGGTGAAACAAAACCTTTGTCAATTATAGATCGTACAGAAAATAATAATCTTACAACAGATGAGTTTAAATTTTTTCAAGTAATTTTTCAAAACGATCAAAACACACAATTTATGGAAGAATTACCAAAAATTGTAAAAATAATAAAAAGACATTCAGCTTACATAAAGGGTGGTCAAGTTGTAGATATGTTTGATCCTACTTTAGATAACAGATTAAATGCTTTTGCTAAAGATGTTTATAAAGCATATTTTACATATAGAAAAGATAATCCATCAGGAAATGCTATATTTGAAGTAAATTCTCCTATTTATTTAGGTAAAATATCAAATGATTATATGCCTAATAAAGCAGAAATACAGGCAAATATAATTAAAAAATCTGGAGCAAATACAAATGAAAATATAAATTGGTCTGATAGTGGAGCAAAGACTTTTGAAGAGTGGGAGCAAAAAAATAAAGAATATAAAAAGAAAAAAAAACAAGATGAAACATTTGAAAAAATAAAAGAGAAAACCAAAGATGGTGTTGAATACATACCATTTGGATAGGAGTTACTATGCCAACAATAGCTGAAAGAATATTAGAAGCAGAGAAAGCTGGAGTTCCTAAATATGAAATAGAAAGATTTAAAAAAGAATCAATCCAAAATATGATTGATGCTGACTTTCCTCAAGATGAAATTAATAAAGAATTAAATATAGATCAAACTAAAACAAGAAATGATATAAAATTATATTGGTCTAATCTTAATGCAGAAATTGAAAAAGATATTACAGAAGGTGCTGATGAAAAAAATATTCATGAAAGAATACAAACTTTTTTATTAGGAGATGATAAAGATTATCAATTTTTACCATATTTCAAAAGAGCTATAGGTCAATCAGGTTTGAATAAAATGATTGCTTATCATTCAAACAGAGAGTTTGGATTAGATACAGATTACAAAGAAATAGAAGGCACAGGGTTTTTAGAGAAACTTACTGAAGGTGCAACTAGTTTAGTTGCTGAACTTCCTACTTTTGTTCCGGGTGCAGTTGTAGGAGGATTTACTGGAGGACCGGGTGGTGCAGTTATAGGCGGTGGATTAAGTGCAGGTGCTATTCAAGGTGTATATACTGAAGCTCTTAAAAGAGGAGAGGTAAAAGGTTGGTCTGAATGGTGGGATATTTTTGTTGAAGAAGGATTAAGTGAAGGTGGTAAAACTGCTGCCAAACTATATGCTGCGTATGCAGTTCCGGGTTTAAAATTTGCAGCTCCTTTACAAAAAAATATATTAGGTAGAACTCTTACACAATCTACTGCATTTACAGGAACAGGAATGTTATTAGGTGATGATCTACCTACTGCTGAAGACTTCGCTGTAACCTCTTTATTGTTTGCTCCATTTAACATCAAACCAGCAAAAGAAAAATTAGATAACATGGTTTCTAAAACAGGTAAGAAGCCAATAGAAATGTTAGAAGAAGGTTTTGTTGACAGAAGTATCTTTGATTTTATGAACTCAAAGCTAAAAGATATACATGATGTACCACCTAACTATCGTAACATGGATAAAGTAGGTAACGAAAGATTTAAGAAAGAAGAAGTAAAAGAATATAAAGAACCTAAAGAGTTAGATCAAACTAGACAAAAACTTGATGAAAGCATTAAAAATCCAGAAGAAGGACCAATGCCTAAAAGATCAACAGACTTTGTTGATAATTTTTTTTATCACTTTGTAGATAAGTTTAATGTTTTTAAAAGAGCAGAAAAATTAGTTGAAAAGAGAGCAGGAAGTAAAAAGTTATTTGAAAAAGAAATAACTCCTTATGAAAGTTTCCAACTTGAAAGCGGTATTCAAGGTCAAATACAATTCTTTATGAGAGAAGGTGCATTAGATTTTAAAACAAAACAAAAAGTTGGACCATCAATGCGTGAAGCATTTGAGAATGTAAAAAGTGAAAAAGATGTTGCAGACTTTAGAAGATACTTGGTTGCAAAAAGAGCAATAGAAAAAAATGCTCAAGGTATTAAAACAGGTGTTGATATTCCTGCTGCAAAAAAATTTGTTAAAGAAATGTTTGACAAATTTGAAGTTGGTCAAAAGAAGGCAGTACAAAATCAACAGCTATTATTAAAATATTTAGTTGATGCTAAAATAATGCCTGAAGCTGTTTATAAGAAAATACTAGAAATGAATAAAGACTTTACACCTTTCTACAGAGATTTTCTTGATACAGATGGTGGAGTACAATTTTCTAAAAATGTAAAAAATCCTTTTAACCCTGTAAAAGAAATGAAAGGTAGTGATAGAAAAATAATTGATCCTATTACATCAATGTATAACAATATTAATTTATTTATTCAGATTGCAGAAAGAAATCAAAGCTACAATAATTTTTTAAAGTTCGTAGAAGATGCTAGAAAATTAGATAAGACTTTATTTCCTGAAGTTCAAAAAAGTGAAATGAGAACGATACGAACACAGGTTACAAGAGCTGAATTAGAACAAGCAGGAATAATACAAAAAGGTCAAAAGCTAGGAGAAAAAGATTTAGAACATTTTTCTATATTTAGAAAAGAGCAAGGTGTTTTAAAAGAAACAGAGATTGTAGTTTATAGAGAAGTCAAAACAAAAAAAGGTAAAACAGAAATCAAAAGAGAAGTATGGGAAGTAGGTGAGGCTTTTGCTAGACCCCTAAAAGACTTCAGTAAAAGCACATGGTTATTAGGCAACATTACTGACGCTTTAGCTGTACCAGCAAAAACATTAAGAGCTGGTGCAACGGGTGCTTTAGAATTTATGTATAACAATGTTCAAAGAGATGCTTTTCAATCTGCTGTATTAAGTAAAGGTTGGTATCCGCCTTTTTTTCAAACAATGATGGGTTCGGCAATGATGATAAAACCTTTAAGAAATAAGTTTGGCAATCATCCTGTTTGGGAAAAATATGTCAAATCAGGTGCATTACAAAACTCTCTAGTTACTCTTGATAGAACATATTTTAATAAATCGATAAGAGAACATTTTACTAATACCAAAGCAATCAATGTCATTAAAAATCCTATTGAAATGTTTAGAGTATATTTAGAATTTTCAGAAGGATTAAATAGATCAGGTAATTTTAAATTAGCATACGAAAGAAATATAAAAAAAGGTATGTCAGAAGAGGTAGCTATAAAAAAAGCTGCTGTTGAAACTAGAGATAATCCTATTGATTATAGAAGAATGGGAGCATCCATAGAAGGTGCAAATAAATTATCAGCTTTCTTTAACGCTAGAATACAAGGTTTAAATCAAACTGTAAAAGCATTTAAAGATAGACCTATACAAACTGCAACAAAAACTTTTTTATATGTTTCTTTACCATCAATTATATTGTGGTTTCAAAATCATGATGATCCAGATTATCAAGATTTACCACAATGGAGGAAAGATTTATTTTGGCATATTAAAGTAAATGGAACTTATTATCCAGTGCCAAAACCATTTGAATTAGGTTTAATATTTGGAACAGGCGTAGAAAGATTTTTAGATTACTATATCGATGAAGACCCAAAAGCATTTGAAAAATTAAAAAATCAATTTTTACAAACTACACTAAAACAGTTATTACCAGTGCCAACTGCTATGACACCATTTATAGAAACTACTTTTAATAAAAGTTGGTTTTATGATAAGCCTGTTATACCTGCGTTCTTGGAAGGCATACCAAGTGAATATCAATATACTTCTTATACTAGCGAAACAGCAAAAAAAATTGCTGCTGCCATGGGTTATATAATTAAAGATGATTTTTCTAAACTGCGTTCCCCTCTAGTTTTAGAAAATGCTTGGAGAGGTGTTACGGGTTCTATAGGTCAATATATAACATTTGCTTTAGATGAAATTCAATACGCTACAGGTTTAGCAGAAAGACAAGCAAACAGAAAAAAAATGCTTGGAGAATATCCAATATTAAAAGCCTTTTTTATAAAATATCCTGATAGAAATGCAGCTCCAATAACAGAGGTAAAAGAATTATATGAGCCTGTTAAAGCGAGACTAAAAGCAAAAACAGTTTTAGAAGAAAGAAATATGCTAGACGATATATTATCCGGTAAGGTAGGTCTTCAAAATGAAAAAGATATTGAGCTAATCAAAGCTATAAAAGCTATAGGTGATCTTGAAGATATGATTAGAGAAGTTCAAGAAAAAGATTTGACACCAGAAGACAAATTAGACTTAACAAAAAAGTTCATGTTTGCTATGATAGACATATCAAAGTATCACCTAAATAGTTACTATGGTAAAAAAGTCTATAATATAAGAGGAATTGATAATCCAAGAAAAGGCATGGAGGATGTTAAAATAGGTGGAAATGTGCTAGAGGGAATTATAGGTTATGAAGGAAATGATTTGCTGAAATGAGCAAGATGGAGTATTAGAGCAATATGACAATATCAAGTACAAGTATAAAAAATTCTTATTCAGGTAATGGATCAACAGCTACCTTCAACTATACATTTAAAATTTTTGCTAATTCTGATTTACAGGTAATTATAAGAAGTTCGTCTGGAACAGAAACTGTAAAAACAATCACTACGCATTACACTGTCGCTGGTGCTGGTATTCTCCT